CGGGACCGTGCAGAACGTGACGCTGACGGCCGGCGACCGGCTGATCGCGTGGGGCTGCACGTGCAGCGGCAACAGCGACGGCGTCGAGCCCGCCGCCCGCGTCGGCGGGATGCTGCACACGGGCCTGCTACTCATGGCCGCGAGACGACTGGGGGCGTTCTGATGCCGACCGTCCAGCCACAACCCGTCCCCGACGCCCTCAAGGGCCTCAAGCACGTCCGGCGGTTCAAGATCGTGGAAGGCCTCGACGGCCGGCCGACCCTGATCATCAAGGGGCGCTCGACGTGGGACGCCGAGCACGTCCGCGAGCTGCGCGGCAAGATCGCCGCCCACCTGGCGTCGATGGACGCCGCCGGCGAGACCGGCGCCCGGGCCGACCGGAAGCGGGCGCGGCTGGCCGACGTCGACGCGGAGCTGGCGAAGGTCCTGGCCTGGCTGACCGCCGGGGCGCAGCCGGCGCCGAGATGATCTGCGGTAACCCGGCCGCAGGCAACGCGGCCGGCGGACGATAGACGGACAAGACGACGACGAAGCACCCTGCGAGGCCGCACGGGGCCCCAGCCGCGTGCGGCCTTTTCCTTGGGCCGCCGGCGGCGGGCCCGGCGGCCGGGAGAGACGACGATGAGCAAGAAGATCGGCCTGGACTGCAAGCTCTACTACGACGAGACCCCGCTCTCGGGCGGGCCCAACGGCGCGTCGTGGACGGAGCTGGACAAGGCCCGCGACGTGAACCTCAACCTGGAGGCCGGGGAGGCGGACATCACCGCGCGGGACAACGACGGCTGGCGGGCGTACGCCCAGTCGCTGAAGGACGGCACCGTCGAGTTCGAGATGATCTGGGACCCGACGGACGCCGGGTGCGAGGCCATCCGGGACGCCTTCATGGACGGCTCCACGATCGCCATGGCGGTCATGGACGGGGACGTCAGCGTGGTCGGGACGGAGGGCTTCACGGCGAACTTCGAGATCACCGGCTTCTCCCAGGCCCAGCCGCTGGAGGAGGGCGTGACGGTCTCGGTCACCTGCCGGCCGAAGGAGCGGCACTACTGGTGGGAGGTCGCCTGCTAGGCCATGGCCCGACTGACCAAACAGACCGCCAGACGGTCCGTCGAGGCATTCTTCGACGCCCTCCCCGACGCGGCGACGGTGGAGGTCCGCAAGGGCGCTCCGCCGCCGCCGGGCGCCGACCTGGCCGTGCGGATCACCGTCTCGGCCAGGCCCCGGCGGCGGCGGCGACGCCGCTCGACCGGCGCCGCCGGCGGGGCCGTCCGCGCCGTGCCCCCTATGGACCTCCGGACCGGGAGACCGATCGATGGCAAAGTTCACGGACAACGCGGGCCGGGAGTGGTCGCTGACGATCAACGTGGCGGCCTTGAAGCGGGTGAGGATGCTCGCTGAGGTCGACCTGGCCGACATCCTCGCGACGACGCTCCTGCAGCGCCTGGCGGGCGATCCGGTGCTGCTGGCCGAGGTCCTCTACGCCGTCTGCCAGCCGCAGGCCGAGCGCCAGGGGATCAGCCCGGAGAGCTTCGGCGAGGAGCTGGTCGGCGACGTGATCGACGCGGCGACGACGGCCCTCCTGGAGGCCCTGGCGGATTTTTTCCCGAGCCGCCGGCGGGCGGCCCTGCGGAAGGCGCTCGCGAAGGTCAAGAGCCTCGAGGAGACGGCCCTGACGGCGGCGGAGCGGACGCTCGACAGCGACGTGATGGACCGCGTGCTCGCCGAGGAGCTGGCCCCGGAGCGGATCGAGGCGGAGCTGAAAGACGCCCTGTCCGGGCGGCGGACGTCTGGGACCTCATCCACCGCTGCGCCGGGATCGTCGGCAGCGACCCCGGGCCCTTCGCCCTCCGGGAGCTGATCCGGATGGCGGAGGCCCGCGACCGCCAGCAGTGGGGCCACACGTCGGCCCTGCTGGCGAGGCTGGCGAACTGCCACCGCGACCGGAAGAAGGGCCGGGCGGCGAAGCCGAGCGACTTCGACCCGTACGCCAAGGCCGACCGCCGAGTGGCGGCCAGCCGCGAGAACGTGCAGGCACTCAAGGCCCTCGTGCCCGAGGGCAGGACGGTCCGGGCCAGGGCGGCCCGGACGAAGGCAAAAGGAGACGCGCGATGCCGAAACTTGCGTGGATCGTCGCCGTGACCGCGTTGGTCCTGGTGGGCTGCAACATCTGGACGACGACGGTCAACATGGGCGACGGGAACGAGAACTGCACCCAGGAGGTCACCGTCGACCAGACCGACGGGGGCACGAATATCCCCGAGGCGCAGTTCCCCCAAATGAACGTGAACGTGGGCTCCCCGGAGTTCCTCCTGCCAACCGCCACCGGCCCGCCCGCCACGACGCAGCCGGCCCGCGGCGCGACGGCCCCCGTGAAGGACAACTGACATGACCGCCGTCCTAGAGGCCGTCTGGCAGGCCGTCAACAGCCCCGCCGGCATCGCCGCCGCCGCGGCGATCGCCGTCTGGCTGCTCGCTCGACTCTACCGGCGGTTCCCGACGTGGGCCCGCTACGAGGGCGTGATCGCCAAGGCCGTCCGCTTCGCCGAGCGGACCATCCCCGACGCGACGGGCAACACCGGCCTCCGCCGCCTCGACGCCGCCCTGAAGTACGTCCTGCGGGTCTACGGCCAGATCGAGGGCCGCGAGCCGCCCAAGGGCGTCGTCCGCGAACTGCGCGAGGCGATCCAGGTCAAGCACGCCGAGCTGGAGGCCGCCGGCGAGCTAGGCGACGGAGCAGCGCATGACGCTGGCTGAAAAGATCGACCGCCTCGGCAGGCTGCGGGACCGGATCCACGCCCTGGAGACGGAGGAGAAGGCCCTCGCCGGCGATGTCCGCAAGGCCCTCGCCGCCCGGCCCGGCAAGCGGGCCGACGGGGCGAAGTACTCCGCCCAGCTTTACTCGGCGCCGCGCACCGTCGTGGAGGACCTCCCCGCCCTGCGGAAGGCCGCCGGGCGGCGGTTCCTCCGAGTCGTGCGGGCCGACGTGAAGGCCGCGCGCGAGCTGCTCGGCGAGGACGTCCTGCGCCGGATCGGCCGACGGCTGCCTCGTAAGCAGCTCAAGGTCTTCAGGAAGGCCCCGGCCACGGGGCCGCGGAGGAGGCCCAAATGAGCAGCATGCGAGCGGCGGACGGACACCGACACCGCGTGACGGTGCGGACCGGGCGGCAGGCGGCCCGGTGCGGGCCCCTCGGCCCGCGGCGAGGCAAGAGGCGATCGCCCCGGCCGGTCTTCCTCCGCCGCGGCGAGTTCCGCTGACCCTGAAAGGGGCCCGACGTGGTCGCGATGCCGACCCCGCAATCCGGCGCCTCCGGTTGGAAGGTCCCGGTCGCCACGGCCGCCGGGTGCGCCCGGGCGCCGGCCGACTGCACGTGGGCCGAGTTCGTGCTCGCCTGGCTGGCCGCCGACCGCGTGGCCGCCGCCGGCGTCCTCGGGGCCCTGGAGGCGACGGCCGGCTGGGCCCGGGCCCGGGCCGCCTGGGCGGCCGGGGCGCCCACGACGGTCGTTCGCCGGCTCCTGCTGGCCGCCCTGGCGGAGGCGCTGACCTGAGCGGAGTACGATGGTCCGGACACGATTCAAGCTGGTGTTCTTCGACGACCGACGCGTCATCCGCGCGATGGACCCCGTCCGCCGGCGGGCCCTCAGCCACGCCGGCGGCTATGCCCGCACCGTCGCGCGGCGATCCATCCGGAAACGCAAGCGCACCAGCGAGCCCGGGCACCCTCCGAGCAGCCACACGGGCCTGCTCCGGAAGCTCATCTACTACGCCTACGACCGCGTGAGCGACTCCGTCGTCGTCGGCCCCGTGCCCTTCGGCCGCGGGGAGGCCCCGTCGCTGCTGGAGCACGGCGGCACGGTCGTCTCCCGGCGGGTCCGGACGTTCCGGGGCGGCGCGGGCCGCGATCGCCGCGGCCGATACACCCAGGGCGAGGTGAACCGCATCGAGGCCGGCACGCGGATGGTCTACCGCCCGCGGCCGTTCATGGGCCCGGCCCTGGAGAAGACCGCCCCGCTCCTGCCGGGCTTCTTCCAGCGGGCGGAACTGGGGATCAGATAGCCGATGCCCGACCCCCGAGCAATCCGGGCCGGCAAGGCCTACGTCGAGCTGGGCGTCCAGGACAGGCTGGCCGCCGGCCTGAAGAAGGCGTCGCGGAAGCTGCGGGCGTTCGGGACGCAGGTACAAGCGATCGGCCGGGCGTGGATGAAGATGGGCGCCGTGATGGCCGCCCCGCTGGCCGTCGGCGTGAAGGTCTTCGCCGACTTCGAGCGGCAGATGGCGAACGTCGCCACGATGCTGGACGATTCCGACCGCTGGATGGGGACCTTCCGGGAGGGCATCCGCAAGCTGGCCGTGGAGACCGGCGAGAGCACCGACGCCCTCGCCGGGGGCCTGTACGACATCCTCTCGGCCTCGGTCGCCCCGGCCAAGGCCCTGGACGTCCTGGCCGCTGCGACGAAGGCCGCCAAGGCCGGCATGACCGACACCAAGACCGCCGCCGACGCGATCACCACCATCCTCAACAGCTACGGCCTGGCGGCCGAGAGGGCCGCCGACGTCTCCGACTGGCTCTTCGCCGTGGTGAAACGGG